TAGCAACTATAAATAAAATATCTTAAGGTTATGATTATCCGCAAAATATCTATCGGGCCTGATTATAAAAATGGGGCAATGCACTACATTGTTGGGCAGAAGGTATTGAGCGATACTCACGAGATACACTTGATTTCTTTTGACGAAAGCAAAGGCTCAATTAAAATTCATATTATAAATATGAAGAATGAGATTATGCTTTGGAAAGAATTCAATTCGATGATTCCAATATCAATTGAATACAATATAAATTACTAATGAAATCACCATTCTACTTCATTGCAAAACCAATGAAGGGGAAACGGTACGACAACACGAAGGAAATTGGGGGGATAGAGTTTATCGTAAGTACATCTGAAGAGGACGCTAAGTTCTCTAACAGGTATGCGCAAGTCGTAGAAGTTCCTCTTGGATATGCAGGGCCTATTCAGATAGGCGACACATTACTTGTACACCACAACGTATTTAAGTTTTATAATGACATTAAAGGAAGGCGTAAAAGTGGTAGAAGTTTTTTTAAAGAAGATTTATTCTTTATAGAGTTCGACCAATTTTTTGCATATAAGAGAGATGGGCAGTGGTTCTCTCACGACAGGTATTGTTTTGTAAAGCCAATTCCTGCAAAAGATTCATATATTAAGAAGCCATTCTCAGAAGAACCATTGATGGGAGTAATGATGTACTCTAATAAATGGCTGAATGAACAAGGGGTAATGTTTGGAGATACTGTATGTTTTAAGCCAAACAATGAATATGAGTTTAATGTAGATGGCGAGAAGTTGTATCGCATCTTTGACCACCAAATAACCTTAGTACTATGAGAGATGCCGCAGAATTAAAGCGTAATATTATAGACGCAGGCTATCAGGCTGTAGAACAATTGATTAAAGTAGCCAAAGAGGAGATCATAAAGCCTAGCGTAGATGATGAATTGGCTGCAGACAAGCTAAAGAATGCAGCACAAGCTAAGAAGTTAGCCATCTTTGATGCGTTTGAGATACTTAATCGTATTGAATCAGAGAAGGAAAGCCTAGAACAAATCAATAAAGGGGTAACAAAAGTAGATACACGTAATGGATTTGCAGAACGAAGAGCTAAATAGTCTCTATCAAGTAGTTGATAGCCCTGTGCCACGCGGTATTCTCAATAAAAAGAATACATCTAAGTCGTGGCAATACGGATATAACGAGCAATATGACTTTGTTTGTATATCTAAGTCAGGAACCGTAGGCTCATTCGTGAATATCTCAGGTCTTACTATTGGTTTACCGCTATGTCCTAAGGAAGTTTACGCTAGAGACAAGGAAAAGAGTGAGCAATATTGGGAAAGAGTGGAGATGCCTAAGGAATTAGCCAAGATACAGTCTATCTTTCAATGGAATGAGATGCATCGAGACTTCAAATCTAGGTGGGTTGACTATATTGAGGAGGAGTTTGACCGAAGAGAGTATGGTTATTGGTTTATGAACAATGGAGAACCTACTTATATCACAGGTTCCCACTATATGTACCTACAATGGTCTAGTATTGACGTAGGTTACCCTGATTATCGTGAGGCAAATAGAATATTCTTCATCTTTTGGGAGGCTTGTAAGGCAGACCCTAGATCTTTTGGTATGATATACCTTAAGATACGTCGTTCAGGGTTCTCATTCATGTCATCTGCGGAGTGTGTGAACATAGGTACGCTATCAAGTGACGCTCGTCTAGGCATATTGTCTAAGACAGGTGCCGATGCTAAGAAAATGTTCACCGATAAGGTGGTACCTATCAACAGCAGGCTACCATTCTTCTTCAAACCTGTCATGGATGGTATGGATAAACCTAAGACGGAGCTGTCTTATAGGGTTCCTGCGTCTAAGATCACCAAGAAGAACATGCATGAGGTGGCTAATGATGACATGAAGGGGTTGGATACGAGTATAGATTGGAAGAACACGGATGAGAACTCATATGATGGTGAGAAGTTATTGTTCTTGGCGCATGATGAGAGTGGTAAGTGGGTGAAACCTAACAACATCCTTAACAATTGGCGCGTAACTAAGACCTGTCTACGTTTGGGTAGCAAGGTTATCGGTAAATGTATGATGGGGTCTACGTGTAATGCGTTAGCCAAAGGGGGAGACAACTTTAAAAAGCTATATGAAGATTCAAAGATCAGCATTCGTAATGCTAATGGTCAAACTAAGAGTGGCATGTACGCTCTATTCATTCCGATGGAGTGGAACTTGGAAGGGTTCATTGATATATATGGGATGCCTGTGCTTAGAAAGCCTGATGAACCTATTAGAGGTGTTGATGGTCAGCTTATTAAGAATGGTGCGATTGATTATTGGGAGGCTGAGGTGGATTCGCTAAAGAATGACTCCGATGCTTTGAATGAATACTATCGTCAGTTCCCACGTACTGAGTCTCATGCGTTTAGGGACGAGAGTAAGTCATCATTGTTCAATCTGACTAAGATATATCAGCAGATAGACTACAATGATGCTATGATTAAAGAGCATCACCTAACAAGAGGGTCGTTCCATTGGAAGGATGGTATAAAAGACACTAAGGTTATATGGTCTCCTGATAGGAATGGCCGATTCAACCTAGCATGGATACCACCTGCTAACTTACAGAATAGAATCATAGAGAAGAATGGGGTTAAGTACCCTGCCAATGAGCATATGGGTTCGTTTGGTTGTGACTCCTATGATATCTCTGCGGTAGTTGGGGGTCGTGGGTCTAATGGTGCGTTACATGGTATGACTAAGTTCCATATGGACGAAGGTCCTACCAATGAGTTCTTCTTAGAGTACGTTGCTCGTCCACAAACAGCGGAGATATTCTTTGAAGAAGTACTTATGGCGTGTGTATTCTATGGGATGCCCATCCTGATAGAGAACAACAAGCCGAGATTGTTATATCACTTTAAGAATAGAGGGTATAGAGGGTTTTGTATGAACAGGCCTGACAAACCATACGCTAAACTGACAGCTACTGAGCGTGAGTTAGGTGGTATACCCAACTCTTCTGAAGATGTAAGGCAGGCACATGCTGCTTCTATTGAGGCATACATAGAAAAGTATGTAGGCTTTGATTCATCGGGGCAGTATAGGGATTCTGACTTGATGGGAACGATGCCATTCACTAGAACACTAGAGGATTGGTCTAAGTTTGACATCAATGACCGTACACGTTTTGACGCATCTATCAGTTCAGGATTAGCTATTATGGCAAATCAAAAGCATATGTACATGCCTGAGGTGAAACAATCAAAAATAAGTATTAAATTTGCAAGATATAGTAATAAGGGCAATACAAGCGAAATTATTCAATGAAAGATGTCTTAGTCAATATTCTGTCTACGGGGTTCCCAAGTCAATTCGTTTCTGATGCTGAAAAGGCAAGTGACGAATATGGGTTACAGGTAGGACAAGCTATCCAATACGAATGGTTTCGTAAGGATGGTAACCAATGTCGATATTATAACCAATGGCGTGACTTCCATCGTCTGCGTTTATACGCACGAGGGGAGCAGTCCGTTGCTAAGTATAAGAATGAGTTAGCCATCGATGGCGACTTGTCTTATCTTAACTTGGATTGGACACCTGTACCTATCTTGCCTAAGTTTGTAGACATTATCGTTAACGGTATGTCTGACAGATTGTTTAAGGTGAAGGCGTATTCTCAAGATGCCATGTCACAAGCTAAGCGTAGCAAGTATCAGGATATGGTAGAGGGGCAGATGGTTGCTAAGGATGTATTGTCAAGTATCAAAGAAGGTGTTGGGGTAGATCCATTTACAATTGACCCTGATAGTTTGCCTAATTCTGACGAAGAGTTATCATTGTATATGCAGCTTAATTATAAGCCTGCTATTGAGATAGCTGAAGAGGAGGCTATTAATACTATCTTTGACGAGAATAAATACCAAGACATTCGTAAGCGTCTTGACTATGACCTAGTTACATTAGGCATATCAGTAGCTAAGCACGAGTTCTTAAAGGGAGCGGGTGTTAAGATTTCATATGTAGACCCTGCTAACGTAGTATATAGTTATACGGAAGACCCATACTTTAAAGATTGTTTCTATTGGGGTGAGATTAAAACATTACCTGTTACGGAACTTCTTAAGATTGACCCTTCATTAACGCAAGAAGATTTAGAGCAGATATCTAAGTATAGTCAGAGTTGGTATAACTACTTTAACATTGCACAGTTCTACGAGAACAGTT